CACGACGATTATGTTGACTCCACCACTCAAGCTTTGTTAAGATTTAGACAAGGAAACTTTATTACGCATCCAGAGGACTACCAGGATGAGCCTAGTGTTCTAAAGATGCGAGAATATTATTAGGGGTAAACATGAGTAAAGCAGAAGATAAATATATTCAGGATAATAAGGAACGAATTGATAATGCTTCAAATCCTGAAAAAAAGGAAGAAAGTTTAAGAACTTTTTTTAAACGCAGAGTAGAAAAAGGAGATTTTATAATTGAGAATGGAGATTATAAATTTAGAAAACTAACTGATGACGAACAAAAGGACGTTGATGCTGCCAATAAAAAATTTGGTAATAAAGACGGCGGTAAACAAAAATTTAAAGAAGGTTCTAAACCAGATTTCTTAGATCTTGATAAAGATGGCAATAAAACTGAGCCAATGAAACAAGCAGCGAAACAAAAGGTTACTGCTAAAGGTGGCGTAAGAACGGCTATCAAAAGAATCAAGAAAGCGAAAGACGGTGCGCGAACCGGTGTCCGTGGAACTGGCGCAGCTAAAAGAGGCTTTAGAAAAGCAAGACTTAGCTAATGGCTAAAAAGAAAAAATTACAAAGCGGGGCAGCTAGCTATTTAGACGATCCAAATTCT